CCATTGTAAATCTTTTGTAAAATAGGACCTTGTGCGATCAGCGGACTGTTAGAATCGGTCGGGGCTCTAACACTGTTAAATTGGTCATGCCAACGATCGCACGCGTTGGACTTGTGTTGATAATCAAGAAGTACACCTCAAAGGTGATCCTCCCATCGTTTTCCTTCTTCCTCCTTCCTCTCACTTTGTACATCATCTTTGGTAAAATCACTTTCAAAATGATCGGAGATGGTAGAAGTATCACCTGCAGGTTTATCCTCATAGTTGCACATGCATGAGCCAAAACTGGTTTTAATCATTACCAGAAATTTCCTCAAGCTAACATCAAAGGTGCGGCACGAGCCCCGAGCGCAAGAATGCTCCCATCAATGGAACCAGTGATTGATCCGCTGAAAGCACTCAGGTCTCGGTAAACGTCACCGGCCTTGTTAGCCCAAGAAGCAACCGAGTTTCTATGCTTCCAGGCCCACCCCGCGGCAGTAGAGACCCAATTTGCAGCGGCGTGCCAGACATCTTTAAAGTGATGTCCTCCTGTCTGTGTAAGATCAGAATGCACGGGATGCAAATGAGCAGTACCACGCGGTAGAGCAATGTCGGCGAAAACGCCGGCATGCACATTGTCCATGGAAGAGGTGATAGCGAAATCAGCTTGGCTGGTAACGTTCTCAACAAAACCTTGCTGACCATCGCATTCAACGATAGCCGCAAATCGGGCAATGACGCTCTTTGGTGAGTCGAAAACAATAGTGATGTCCACTCGCCCATTGCCCTCAAAATCAAGCATTTGCCGTCGATTGAGTTTGTAGGTGAGTGAGCCATACCCCTGGTTGCGCTCGATTCGTTTGTCGATGTTGACAGTCTCAGCTGAAGTTGAGACTCCATCATAGGCTCTGTCATATTGAGTGTATGTGACAAAACCTCCCATATCAGCAGCAGCAGTTCCATCCTCGAAAGAAATTCCTGCTGCGACTAATCTTGAGCCGACGTCAGATGCAGCTACAGATTCCAACACAGTGGTGGATCCGTTGTACATACCAAAAGACACCTGGTAATCACCAGTTTGTCCCTCTTCTGTACGAAGGAACGTCAACACCAAGTTGGTAACTGTTGCACTATGCTCACGACCTATTTTACAGCAGTGCGCTGGTAGAAATGAGTCGGGAATAGGTACCGCTGGTGCGGCGAATGGGTTGGTCATTGCGGCAATATACCGCGCCTGAGCGGCATGACCTTCGTTGATAAAATCAACATTGGTTGGGGACGATAAAGCGGCGCCCCCGGTCCTAGCATTGTTCTTATTCTTGTTATTAGTCATTTTAACACAAGAGCGACAGCCAACTAACAGCACCTAGAAGGTCTGACCTAACTCGTTGTTCAAATTCTCCTACGATTGAAGGATTGAAATCAAAAGCTCTACAATAACTCAAGAGGCTCTGATTAGAGTAATTGCCCGGAACAACGGACAATTTCTCAAGAGCTCCCTGCCTCATCCAGTAGGCTAATCCCCCCTGTAACTCACCCTCTAATCTCTCCGTTCCCATACGGCTCAGAGTCTCGTAGAAAACCCCAACCAAGGGGCAAGCTGCATACAGAGAGAGACCACACATCCCGACATCTCGCAAGTAGTTGTCGTAATGTGCTACGCCTCTGGTTGAAATGGCTATCATATCCTTAAACACACTAGTTGGTTTTCTTACCATCATCCAACCCAAATCGAGTTCGACTGGTTTC